AAGGACAAACTACTGCATCAATCACTAAAATGTTTAAATATAACAAACAGTTTCTGGTCTCGACAAATTCTAAATATTGTGAAAATAAAAGATGTAATCACAATTCTAACCACGTGTGGTTTCATATAATAGGTGATACTATAGCACAGAAGTGTTTTTCGACTACTAATGTACTAAGACGATACGGATTTTGTAAAGATTTTTCGGGAAGGCGGCATCAACTCAGTAAAAAAATAACAGATATTCTTTACGAAGATGGTAAAGTTGAGACATATACACCAAAAAAGAAAGTTGATGTAGAACCAGAACAGAACTTACTCGAAAGATTTATAAAAAAGTATATCGTTAAAAAAGAAACGTTCGTCATAGAATCACTCAAACGTGAAGGTGTTAAGAAATATACTGTAACCACAAGGGAAACGTGTGACACATGTAAAGAAACGATTTCATTCAGTATACTTAAAAGTCATATACAACAGGTGTGTAAATGTAAATGTCGTGCACATAATCTTACAGATAAAATTGTTAGTACTTTATAGAATGTTAGCTGTAATATTAATTGCACTCGTTGTATATTTGGCATCATCTTTAATAAAAAAAGATACAGGTACAAAACATATAACTAAACTCATACGTGAAACTTTACCGTACTCGGGATTAAATGAAGTTTTATACAAAGAATTTTTAGCGAACATAAACATGGCTATAGAATATAAATCACATACAGAAGTTTCAGAAAAATTATTAAATCGTGCACTCGAAAACTTACGAGAACTCGCATTATATACCGTTTCTACAGATACAAGTGTTATAGAAGAGTTAGACACGTTAGCGAACAGTATAAACGCTGAATTTAGCCTTGTTTTAATAAACGAATCAATTAATAGTGCGTAATGTATTTAAAAGAATAAACATACTTTACTTTATAATGACAAAAACAATTGTTTCTACACGCACACGTTCAGGGAGAGTCTCAAAAGTTCCAGAACGATTAGACCCACTTGAAGATCTCCCAGAAGATGATTTTTCTGACGATGATTATGAAACTGAATCCGAATCGGAAATAGAAAGTGATATTGATCTTCTTCAAACAGATGACGAGGATGATTTTGAAGAGGATGATAGTGATATGGACGAAAATGGTAATTTAAAAGGGTTTGTTGTCGACGAAGAAGAAGAGGAAGAAGCTGAGTAATATAGAGCTTAAAAAAATAGGTTTACATTTTATAAATGGAAGCTGAAGTTGGTACACCTATAAACTATGATCCAAATGATTTTATGAGTAAAGAAGAAGATCATCAACCGGATGAACAAAAACAAGAACCGGAAAATAACGAGCAGTATTATTTTCCGCCACCACAACAGTATTACGAACCGTACCCACAGCCAGCACAAAAGGAAGATATATTTACAAATTTAGATAAAACGGCGTATATCATTATATTCGTATCCTTTATTTTAGGTTTTTTTATGGGTAAGACCATGCAACCAGTCATTCTTAGACCTGGATAGGTTTACCTCTAACCCATATATGTTCAGAGGACGTTTGTTGTCCTTCAAAATCACCGATAGGACCAATTTTTGATCCCGTAAAATATGCACGACTTACAACAAGTGGGTCTTTTAGTATATCTTGTGCGACATCAGACGCACTCACATTTTCAGTACCCGATTTACTTTTTCGATCTTCATACAATCGTAAAAATAAACCGATCATGGCTAAAACAATAATTATGGTGATTATATTTAGTATAATACTCAACATTCTTACATTTATATAACAAATTTATTTAGATTCTACCTCTTCACCTTCCTCGACTTCTCCTTCACCTTTCGTATCCTGAGCTTCCGTAGACGACTCAGACTTTTCATTGTTGAACTTTTCCATTGCTTCAACCGAATTAAACCCCTTCTCAGTCGCCTCTTTTTCGAGAGCCTCCTTCGCCTCGGCTTCACGCTTTTCCTTTCTTTCTTCAATTTCCTTAGCAACAATAGTATCCGCTTCCTTAACAAGTTCCTCCATTGATGTATCCGGTTTTTCTTTTTGGAGACGTTCGAGAACTTCAGCTGGGTGACTGATTGGTGGTTCATCAGGTTTCGTATAATACTTCGAATTTTCATCACCTGGTTTCGCAAATGTAGACGCACTTTCAATCATATCACGTTTACGTTCCGCAAACATGTGTGCCGCTTGTGCTTGATTTTCTTTGTATCCTGACATAAGTTCTTCGAGCTTTTCGTTCGTATAATGAACGTCTTCGATCTTTGTCGGATCGGGTGGGATTAACAACCATTTATACAGATCAACGACGTAAATATCAAATGTCGCATCTTCTTTTTGAAGACGCTTGGCGTGCGATGCAGCCTCATCTCTAGAATTAAATGCACCCCGGATCTTAATTCCAAACTTATCATTTTTTTGGGGTGCTTCTGGTCCTATGACGGAAAGACACGCATATAATTGACCAGGCACGGTCGTGTAGTCTTGTTCAAGAGTTGACATTGTTTTATATAATAACAAAGCTTAAAAACTTTAAGTCTATTCTATGTAATATAATGCACGAATTCTGGAATAAACAACCTGTTCCTCAAGATAAAGTTGTTTTTAAAAATGATGGTGAAATAAATTCATCGAGAGAACTTAGGTATGAAAAAAACCCGTTACCTGAAGGATATGAATGGAGTTCGTGTACTGTAGATGAACTCTGTAAATTTTTAAAAGATAATTATATACAAGATGATTTTTTCGAATTCATGTACTCTAAAGAGTTAATTGAATGGACGTTATATCCACCGGGGTACAGAGATGAATGGAACCTCGCTATTCGTGAAAAGGAAAGTAATAAACTCATTGCTTTTATATCAGGTATACCTTTAGACGTTTGTGTTAATAAAAAAATAATTCAAATGCTTCAAATAAATTTTTTGTGTGTTTCTAAACATCTCAGAGATACCAAATTTACACCCATGCTTATAGGCGAACTCAAAAGACGTATGAATTTACAAAATAGGTGGCAAGCTGTATATACAGTCGTAAAACATTTACCTACACCCATCTCTAAAGTCACGTATTGGCATAGACTCATAAATGTTAATAAACTTAATAAACTCAAGTTTTCTGAAGCAAGAGAAAAAGCACACCTCATTTTAGGTACGTCACAGTTTAGGGAAATGAATGAAAACGATATACCCCGGATTACGAAAATGTTACAAGAACATTTAAAAAAGTTTAAACTTTCACTTTATATCGATGAATCTTACGTTAGACACTGGATTCTCCCACGTAAGGATACCGTATATACATACCTAAGCGATGAAAAAGACCAATTCGCCACGTTTTATAGTTTGGATTATGTACATAAATCAAGTGGTGAAATTATAAAACAGGCGTACACATTCTATAACGTCGGGAACTGTTTAAAAGATGCTATAATAATGGCACGTAACCGTGGGTTCGATGTATATAATTGTGTAAACGTTGGGGTAGATGAAGATGAACTTCGTGAACATAAGTTCATGGAAGGTACGGGATATAACCACTATTACCTTTGGAATTGGAAAATTAACGAAGAAATTAAACCTAAGGATATAGGTTTTATATTGATATGACGTCCGGTACCGAGAATCAGGTCTCGGTTATAACTCCATTTAAAAAAGAAAAACGAATATAAATAAATGGAGGAGATACGTAAGTACCATAACGAGTCTAAGCGTCTCCTCATCCAATCGGCTACCCGCGAAGGCGACAGTATTTTGGATGTAGGATGTGGATTCGGCGGTGATCTCCAAAAGTGGCGACACGCGGGGGCCAATATAAGCATGTGTGAACCGAACCCAGAATCACTTAAGGAGGCTAAGTCGCGTGCCAAAAACATGAAAATACGCGTCAACTTTTACGAAGGTGATATATTCGCGTGTCCACAAAGAAAATACGATGTCATATGTTATAACTTTGCGTTACACTATATATTCGAATCACCCAAGTTATTCGAGACGTCTTTATTAGCAATTAAAAATAGAATAAAACCAGGTGGTCAATTCATAGGGATCATACCGAATTCTGATAAGATTATCATGAATACACCCGTAAAAGACGAGTTAGGAAACTATTTTCTAATGAAACATACGAGTTCGGGAAACTTTGGGGAAAAGTTATACGTCCACTTAGCCGATACACCGTATTATGCCGACGGTCCAAAAGTCGAACCCATCGCACATAAAGATATGTTTTTTACGCGCATGGAAGATTTGGGGTTTACTTTAACATTATGGGAAGATCTTAAAGGGAACCCGGTTTCGGATCTATATAGTAAATTTAGGTTTGTGTATAGAAAAAAGTAAAATAAAATAATAGATTATATCAGTATGATGCTAATATATATCACCATCTTCGTAATTCTTATGTTAACAACTTTACTGTTAACTATACTATATAAGAATATACCCGTAAAATCTGATGAGGTTCAGGAAGAAGAAATAGATGAAGATATTGTAGAAGAGGAAATACAGGATACGGTTTTGGATTCTGATTCTGATTCGGAAGATGAAGATGAAATTTTAAATGGTATGACACAAGGATCGTCTATAAAACCACCGAGGGAAATTAGTCAACCTCAACCCATCGCACCCATTCGATTACCCGTACGCCCTACTCCTCCACCTGCAAGAGCTCCACCTCTACTACCCCCTACTCCTCCACCTGCAAGAGCTCCACCTCTACTACCCCCTACTCCTCCACCTGCATCTTTAGAACCTCTACCCCCTACTCCTCCATCTCTACCTCCACCTGCATCTTTAGAACCTCTACCCCCTACTCCTCCATCTCCACCTCCAGCTCCACCCAGACCTACACCCACCTATACAGTTTCGTTCAGCGTGAAACAAAAAACGATGACGGTGAATATCACAAACATTAAGAACGCGCATAATTCGTTCGTAATCACTTTTCACGCGGCAGGGATCCCTTGTGAAAAGTTGAATTGCACAAAGCCATACATTGTTGAAGAGTATGTTTTAAAAACACACACTTTGACGGATGGAGAAACCAGTTTCAGTTTTAAAGTTAACGCAACTTACTACGATTCATACGACTATATTGTTAAACTTAACGGAAAGCAAACTGATACTTTCACAGCAATATTTACAGAACCTCCACCTCCACCTCCACCTCCTCCTGACCAATGGATTACACATAATAAAAAATACCATCCGTTTAGTGCTTTGAACGGTAAATTTTTAGATGCTGATGGTATTCCAGGTGCCAGCTCATCTCGTATTACTGATATAAGTATCGATGATTGTAAAGAAGCGTGTGATGAATTTGAATATTGTAATTCTATCCAATACACGAGTGGAAATCCTATGATCAAACCCAAAGGATCTACGTGTTATATCACGAGCGCGACTGTAGCAGGTACTGGAAAACCTGAAGATACACCATACTTTGCACAAAATGAGAGTGGGACAAAAATATTTCAGAAAAGCATTACTAAATCGTATACACCTCCACCAGCTGCATCTTTAGAACCTCTACCACCAACTCCTCCAACTCCAACTCCAACTCCAACTCCAACTCCAACTCCAACTCCAACTCCAACTCCAACTCCAACTCCAACTCCAACTCCAACTCCAACTCCAACTCGAACTCGAACTCCAACTCCAACTCCAACTCCAACTCCAACTCCAACTCGAACTCGAACTCCAACTCCAACTCCAACTCCAACTCCAACTCCAACTCCAACTCCAACTCCAACTCCAACTCCAACTCCAACTCCTTCCACAAAAGGTATCCGGTACGTATGGTTCGGATACGAAGATTCGGATTATAATAGACCCTTGAATATACGTGAGATTGAAGTATATTCAGGAGGTGTAAATATTGTGAAAGGTTTCGGTGGAGATACAGTTGATTCAGTATCTGGCTTTTATAAGGATGGTAATGAGTTTCCCCCACAACAATTATTTGACCAACAAACGTCGAGTCTTAATTTTGCTCATACGAACGATGCGAAAACAAATTACTTTAAAATAGATTTGGGAAAAGAGTACTCGGTGATAGATAAAGTTTTGGTATACAATAGAACCGATTGTTGTCATGATAGATGGGCGGGATCGTTTGTTAAGTTATTGGATACTGATGGTAATGAAATTAAGAGATCTGAAAAATTACCATCTAATAGGGGTGAAGCGGGAAATTATAAGGAAGATGGAATTAGAGTTAAAACATTCTTCGCACCTTCAGTAACTACTAGTACAATTGCCCATGGAATGTATGTTAGTGAAAAGCATGCGAATGATACCGCCGCTGACTATTTGAAAAGTGGAAGTGATAAACGAGCGGAAATTGAAGCCGATATTGCAAAAAAGCTCACTTCGTCTGGCGCGGGATCTTTCACGGCTTCAGATATATCAGTTGTTAAAATAGAAGTTAATCGAATAGGAAGACGTGTATGGTCACTTAATGTTACAGTCGAAATTACGAACAGAAAGGAAGCTCCACCTCCACCACCAGCTCCAGCTCCAGCTCCAGCTCCAGCTCCAGCTCCAGCTCCAGCTCCAGCTCCAGCTCCAGCTCCAGCTCCAGCTCCAGCTCTCCCTCAAATTCCTCAGTTAGAAAGTGGTAAAATAATAAAAGTAGTTGAAAAAGAAATCCTTATTTACAATTCTAAACCTGAGACTAAATCACGAAGTTATGCCGGATCTTTTAGTAGTAATGAAAGTCTTAAACGATCTGTTATAGATACTTATATCAGACAACAAAAGGAATCTGATAAAAATTTTATAAATGCAGAATATGTCGAGCCTTTTCGTTTTCGCTTCGTAGCAAATCGAGCTATGGGTCGGGGAGACGTTAAATTCTCTACATATTGGAAAGTATATGTAAAAGTAAATGTATCAGAAATAGGTGATTCCCCGGAAGAAATACAGAGAAAGAAGGACGAGAAAGCAGCAGCAGAAGCAGCAGCAGAAGCAGAAGCAAAGGCAGAACGAGATAGAGAAAGAGAGAGAGAAAGAGAAAAAGATAGTCTCGAGAAAGAAAATAAATTTTATGAGGAATACCCAACACTGAAAAAATCAATATTAAAAGAAATTTTAAGTAAGAGTTTTTACCATTTTCCTTCGGCTAGACCTAAGGCTCAAA